GGACCGCGTTCCTGACCGCCGTGTCCGCCGCCACCGCTGGCGAGCGTATCGTCTACCATACTGGGTTTCTCTGCGAGGATCGCGAGACAGACCCCGGCTTCGCAGCCGTGGCTGACGCGGCTTGGCTGCTGGGCGCTCCGAGGGGCTTTCGCATCGGCGGCCAACGCGAGAGCATCAACGCCAGCGGCTACGGCGCCGCGAGCTTGGTGCAGACCCGGCATGAGGCCCTGATCTACGACTACGCGCTTTGCATGAAGCGCCCCATATCGGCAATGGAACGCGCCGGGCTCGTCAAGCAGATGGCGACGACCGAGCGCAGAGTTCGCGCCGACCTCGACAAGAAGCTGGCGGCTAAAAAGGCCGCCTAGCCCAACCAATCGCGCTCCGACAAGCTGACATCCCCGCAGAGCCGCTTTACGCGAGCCTTGACCTTGTAGCTGTGGTCGTGAGCGCGACCCCATCCCAGGAGAGCCCCCATGCTCCAGGGCCTACTACACGGCGCTGGCCTTGGCTTCGGCCTCGTGTTCGGGGTTATCGGGGCTGTGGTGCTGCTTTCCTTAGCGCACTGGGCGTTGAGGCGCTGGCTGTGAACACAACCCAGCACGACCTCCCCGGCCCCGTTCACGCTGATCGGCCCGAGATCGACGGGTTCTGTTTCAGCGAGTTGTTCGGCTTCTCGGATGAGCAGCAGCGAGCACTCGCGCGCACCGGCAAGATCTACGTTACCGAGTTCCTCGCCATCACCCCTGAAGGCCGTGGCTCACTGTTTACCGGCAACCTGATCGCCAACAACCTCCGTGAGGCCATAGCCGAGGCCAAGCGCCGCAAGCTGGGCGAGCGTGTGGTCGGAAGGCTGATGGGCGTGGGCACTGTCAACGGACGGAGGGGGCCATGAGCCTGTTCTGCAACGGCATCCACCCCGAAGAACGCCGCCTGATGGCGTTGGGCTTCGCAGTCGAGTGCACCTCCGACAAGCAGGACCACAAGTTGACCAGGGAAGCGGCCCAAAACTTCGACGCCTTCCTGGCCGGCCGCGGCACCGAAGCCCAGGCCGAGCCCGTCAACACGGTCGTCAGGCTGAAGCTGCCGGGCGGCTGATCTTTTATCAGAGAAATCAAACATGGCCCGAGGCGGAAAGCGCGAAGGCTCCGGTCGGCCACAAGGCGCGGTAAACAAGGTGACGGCTTCCATTCGCGAGGCCGCTCAAGAGTACAGCGCCCAGGCCCTTCAAGTGCTGGTCACTGTGGCGACGACCAGCGAGAGCGACGCGGCCAAGGTAGCGGCGGCCAACTCCATCCTGGACCGCGCCCACGGCAAGCCCACGCAGACCATGGACATCGACGCCAACGTGAAGGCCGCGATCACCGAAGTCAGGCGCACCATTGTCGATCCTGGACATCGAGACGCCTAGGGTCTTCGCCCAGCTATTGGAGCCCAGCCGCTACAAGGGCGCGTTCGGCGGGCGGGGGTCGGGCAAGTCGCACTTTTTCGCCGAGATGGCGGTTGAGCGCTGCATCATGGACCCCGGCACGCGCATCCTTTGCGTTCGGGAAGTGCAGCTCTCGCTTAAGCAGTCGGTCAAAAAGCTGATCGAGGACAAGATCGAGGCGCTTGGCCTGGCCACGCAGTTCGAGAGCCTGAAGACGGAGATCAACACGCCCGGCGGCGGGGTTATCGCTTTCCAGGGGATGCAGGATCACACGGCCGAGACGGTCAAGTCGTTCGAGGCGTTCGACGTGGCCTGGGTCGAGGAGGCGCAGTCCCTAAGCCAGCACAGCCTCACGCTGCTGCGCCCGACGATCCGCAAGCCCGGCTCGGAGCTTTGGTTCTCCTGGAACCCACGGAGAAAGACCGACGCGGTTGATGCGCTGTTGAGGGGATCGAGCCCTCCGACCGGAGCCATCGTGGTCCGCGCCAACTGGTCCGACAATCCGTGGTTCCCCGATGAGCTGGAGGTTGAGCGCAGCGACGACGAGCGCGACCGCCCAGACCAGTACGATCACGTATGGGAAGGCGATTACGTGAAGGTCTTCGACGGCGCCTATTTCGCCAGCCAGCTTTCGCAGGCCCGCAAGGACAAGCGGATTGGCCACGTCGCCGCTGATCCGCTGATGCAGTACCGGGCGTTCTGGGACATCGGCACCAGGGACGCGACGGCCATCTGGGTCGCTCAGTTCGTCGGGCGCGAAATCCGGGTGCTGGACTACTACGAAGCGTCGGGCCAGCCGCTCGGCACTCACCTGTCATGGCTGAGAAGCAAGGGATACGGCAACGCGCTCTGTGTCCTGCCCCACGATGGGCAACAGGCCAACCACCTAACCGCCGTTCGCTTCGAGGATCACGTCCGCGAGGCGGGCTTCTCGGTCGAGGTGGTCAAGAACCAGGGCAAGGGCGCGGCCATGCAGCGGGTCGAGGCGGCTCGCCGTCTGTTCCCGCGCATCTGGTTCAACGAGGACACGACGGGGCCGGGCGTCGATGCCTTGGGCGCCTACCACGAGAAAAAGGACGAGGCCCGCAACATCGGCCTTGGTCCTGAGCATGACTGGGCGAGCCACGGCGCGGACGCCTTTGGCCTGATGTGCGTCGCCTACGAGGAGCCCCGCCAGAAGCGCGAGGCCAAACGCGAGCGCCAGCACGTCGGCGCTAATTCCTGGATGGGCCAATGACCGAGTGGCGCACAGTCTCGGAATTTCCGGCTTACGAGGTGTCTTCAATGGGACAACTGCGTCGAGCCGATGACGGCCGGATTCTGCGCTGTCCGCCCGATCGGACTGGCAGGGCGCGGTTCACGTTTAGCGTTCACTGCCGGAAGACCTACCGCAATATTTACCGCCTAGTCGCCATCGCCTTTCACGGCCCGCCGGCCACCCCTCAGTCTATGGCTTGCCACATCAACGGCGACCACACAGACGACCGCGCCGCCAATCTCTATTGGGGCGACGCCAAGTCTAACCGCATCGACGCCATCCGACATGGCGTGACGGTCACAGGGTCAAGGTTCAGCAAGGCGCAGCGCCAAGAGTTGCGACAGTGGGCGGCCAAGCCCATCCCCGCCGCTCAGGTTGCGGAGAGGTTCGGATGCACCCGGTCGTATGTGGGGTACGTCCGCGCTCAGCTTAGGGCTTCCTGATGGCAAGCAAGCGCCCCAAGTATCCAGACGGCTACAAGGACGAAGACGAGTTCCTGAAGGAGGCGCGCGAGCGTTTCCAGGAGGCGCTGGACTTCGACCGCGAGAACCGCGAGGCCGGGATTGACGACCTCAAGTTCTTCGCCGGAGAGCAATGGGAGCCCGAGGCGCTGCTGGCTCGCAAGGGTCGGCCGTGCCTGACGATCAACACGCTTCCGCAGTTCGTGGCCCAGGTTGCGGGCGACATCCGCATCAACCGCCCGGCCATTCGTGTTCGCCCGGCCGAGGACGCCGACAAGGACCTGGCCTCGATCCGTGAGGGGCTGATCCGCTCCATCGAGCGCGACAACGACGCCCAAGGCGTTTACGCGGAGACCGGCCAGACCCAGGTGGCGTGCGGTATCGCCAACATGCGCGTTGGGCTGAAGTACGCGGCGGACGACGGGTTCGAACGCGACATCACCATTGACTCGGTTCCCAACCCTTTCGCCGTGGTCTGGGACCCGCTCTCGACCGAGCGCACGGGCAAGGACGCCCAGTACTGCTTCGTGGTCGAGGAGATGCCGCGCAAGGTGTTCGAGGCGCGGTTTAAGGACGAAATGCCGTCCGACCTGACGATCCCGACCCACGATGTACAAGGTTGGTACACGCTCGATACGGTTCGGGTCACTGAATACTGGCTGATGAAGGAGACCCCGATCACGCTAGCCCAGCTAGAGGGCGGGCAGGTGGTCGAGATCGACAAGCTCCCGCCGGGCGTTCAGCCGATCTCCACGCGCAAGAGCGTGAAGCGGTCGGCCTGCATGTACCTGATCACCGGGACCGCTGTGCTCTCGGGTCCGCACGATCTGCCGATTAGCCGCTTGCCGCTGGTTCGGGCTAGGGGTTGGGAAGTCAACGTGCACGATAAGCGGGTCCGGTTCGGGCTCGTGAGGTTCGCCCGCGACAGTCAGCGGCTTAAGAACTACTGGCGCTCCGTCTCGGCTGAAGTGCTGGCGATGGCGCCCCGCGCTCAATGGCTGGCCTCTCATCAGGCTGTGCCGGAGGACGCCGAAGACGACTTCCGCAATTCCGCCAAGTCAGGAGATCCGCTGCTGAAGTGGTCCGGCCAGGGTGCGGCGCCTGATCGTATAGCTCCGCCGCCCATCCCGACCGCTGTGCTGCAGGAAGCCGCGCTCAACTCGCAGGACATGAAGGACGTTACGGGCCTTCACGACGCCAGCCTCGGAGCCCGGAGCAACGAGACCAGCGGCAAAGCCATCATGGCCCGCCAGCGCGAAGGCGACGTGGCGAGCTACATCTATCAAGACAACCTGAAGGCCGCGATCAACGAGGCGGGCCGGCTGGTCAACCAGCTCATCCCTGTGGTGTTCGACACTGCGCGCACCATCCGCGTTGTGGGCGAGGACGAGACGACCAAGGTCCAGCGCATCAACGACCCGGCCAACCCTGACAGCGTGGACATCAACCAGGGCAAGTATGACATCGTGGTCGAGACCGGCCCGAGCTATTCGACCAAGCGGGTCGAGGCGGCCGACGCGATGATGCAGTTCGCCCAGGCTGTTCCCCAAGCCGCGGCGCTGATCCCCGACCTGATTGCGCGGGCTCAGGACTTCCCGATGGCCGACGAGATGGCCGAACGGTTCAAGCGCGCCTTGCCGCCGCAGATCACGGAGTCGCCCGACGACGAGGTGACTGAGGAGCAGATGCAGGCCAAGCAGGCCGCCGCCCAGCAAGCCCAGATGCAGCAGCAGATGCAGATGCAGGCCGCGCAACTGGACATGGCCGAGCGTGAAGGCAAGGTGGTCAAGCTCCGCGCCGACGCCGAGTACACGATGGCCCAGGCCCGCAAGCTGGGGATGCCCGAGCCTGGACAGCCCGGCAAAGACCCGATGGAGCTGGCTCTGTTGCAGGAGCAGGTTCGCAAGGCTCGCGCCGAAGCTGATGAGGCGGAAGCCAAGGCCGCGATTGCGATGGCCGGCGTTCCCGCTCAGGTCGCCAGGACCAACGCGGAGGCCGAGCGCACCGTGATCGGAGCCGAGTCCGACCGCATGGACCTGGAGCGCAAGCCAATGGAGGCGATGCACTCCGAGGCCGATCTGAACGCCAAGCTCAACCCGCCGCCCGAGAACAAATCAGCGGCCTAGGTTTTCGCCGCCGCTTCCCGCGCCGCCCTAACCGCCTGCCGCTGCCGCGCCTGCCACACATACCGGAGACTAGTGGCGGTGCTCGCGCCAACGCCAAACATGGCCCTGAGAGTTGCGTGAGAAGGAAGCGTTGGCAACGCGGCCACAATATCCCTGCGCCTTGCCGCCTCTGCTTGGATTTCCGGCAGCGTCTTAAGGGGCCTCGGTAGTTTTGAAATCGGCCGCAGCGCGTCCCGGTATTTGATCGGTTCGGCCCGCGCAAATGTAGCACTAACCATCATGGCCGGCAGGGTTTCGAGCGGCCCAACCACCCGTGTGACCTTACCGTCCGGCGAAGTCACGCTCACCCGCCATACATCATCGCGAGCAACCTGGACATTGCTGAAGCCGAGCGCCTCTAGGGCGACTTGCATTTCGTTTTCCATTGGCAAAGCCTAGCAAAAACGCGGGCTTGGGTCATCCGAATTTAGTTCGCGAACTTTGTTCGCACGCACATTTCCCGCGCAGGGGATCGCTCCTTCCCCTGACCCACGCGCCCCCGGAGCATCGCGAAAGCGCACATGACCGATGAGACCCAAGGCGCGGCGGAAGCCGTGTCCGAAGACACTTCCGCTGCCGATCAGGTCGCGGAGGCCCAAACCGGCGACGATGGCGCCGCAGAGCAGACCGAAGGCCAGGCCGAACCGCCCAAGCCTAAGAAGTCGACTCAAGAACGCATCGACGAGATAACCCGAGCCCGGCGCGAAGCCGAACGGGATGCCGAGTACTGGCGCTCAAGGGCCACACAGCCCGAGCCGCGCCAGGAGGCCCAGCCCCAGCCCCAGGGCGACGGCAGGCCGGACCCGGCACACTACGACTACGGCGCCGCAGACGAACGCTTCATCGAAGACCTGACGACATGGAAGGCCGACCAGACCGTCTCTCAACGGCTGGCGCAGGTTGACAGTCAACGGGCCACCCGAGAGGCGGTTCAATCGTTCGAGGCCCGCAACAAGGCCCTATTCCCCGAGGGAGAACCCGAAGGGCTCGCCGCTTTCCGGCGCATCCAGGAAGTACCACGCGCAATCCAAGACGTGCTCTTGGCGTCCGACATCGGACCCAAGCTCGCCGAACACCTAGGCGACAACCCGCGAGAACTCGACCGCCTGTCGGCTATGCCGCCCCATTTGCAGGCTTACGAACTCGCCAAGGTCGAGGCCCGGCTTTCACGCCCGGCCGCGCCCGTCGCCAAAACCGCCACCGAAGCTCCCGAGCCTGCGCCTCAAGCCCGAGGCGTCGGAGGCAAGTTCAAGGTCGCCCCCGATACCAGCGACTTTGCAGCCTTCGACAAGGCTTACTGAGCCGAGGTTTCCCCAACGCCAGCGTCGCGATGACGCCGGCCCTCCCAGCGCCGCCAAGCGGCCCGAAGGAACCCTGAAATGGCTAACGCCCTCCTGTCTCCGAAGGTGTACGCTAACACCTTCCTCAAGCTGATGAAGAACAGCGTCGTTCTTCCGAAGCTGGTGTCCTCCGAGTATAAGGACATTGTGGTCAACCCGATCTCTAAGGGTGGCCAGCGCAACGGCTCGACCGTCTACATCAAGCGCGTCCCGCAGTTCACCGTTCGCGATGGCGCCGTCGCCTCCGTGCAAGACGTGGTCGAGGGCGAAATCGCCGTCACCATCGACAAGCAAAAGGGCGTGGACGTCGAGTTCACCTCGCTCGAAGAGACCCTGACCGTCGATTCCCTGCTTCAGTCCAAGATCATGCAGGCGAAGGCGTCGGCCCTGGCCAACCAGATCGACCAGGATCTCCACGCCGAAACCCGCAAGTTCTACAACTGGGTCGGCACCCCCGGCCAGACGATCAACTCCTATTCGGACCTGACCCTGGGTCCGCAACGCCTGGACGAGATCGGCGTCGAGTCGGACGGTCGTATCGGCCTCCTGCACCCGGCCGATGCGTGGGCCATGCTCGGCTCGATCTCGGCCCTGACCGCCCAGACCAAGGAAGCCACCGACGCGCTGACCCGCGCCAAGCTTCCGATGATGGGCAATATCGACTGGTACTCGACCCAGAACGCGGGAACGGTCACGACCGGCTCGCGCGACGGCAACGCCCTGATCGACGGCGCCAACCAGAACGTCACCTACGCTTCGGTTAAGGACGGCAACTGGACCCAGACGCTCACCATCGACACGGTGGGCAACGCCAAGACCGTCACGGCGGGCGAGGTGTTCACCATCGCCAACGTGTTCGCGATCAACCCGCTTACCAAGGCTCGGCTGCCCTACCTGCAGCAGTTCACGGTTATCACCGGGGGCACTTCGGTCGCTACCGCCACGGCCGGCGATCAGAACCTGTCGCTGACCATCAGCCCCCCGATCATCAGCTCGGGCGCGTTCCAGACTGTCGCCTGCGGCGGCACGTCTTCGACCGCTCCCGACGATGACGCGGCCATCCAGTGGATGGGGTCGGACACCGAAACCGACACCGACCTGACCACCTACCGCTACGGCACCATCTTCCGCCCGGAGGCCATCGCCCTCGTGTCGGCCAAGCTGGTCATGCCGTACTCGGGTGAGGCGGACTACGCCACCGACCCGGAAACCGGCCTGACTGTCCGCTACTGGCGGACCTCGGACGGGACCAACGACACCCACCTCCACCGCTTCGACGTGGTGTACGGGACGAAGATGGTCGATCCGCGCCGTGGCTCCCGCATCAGCGGCACCGCCTAAGGGCTCTCCCCAACTGGCCGGGCTCTGACGGGTCCGGCCGTTTCTTTTCAGAGAAAGATCGAAACATGCCTGTAGAAGTTGTGGGCCGCAGCCCTCTGGACGGCGTGACGCTGGGCCAGGCTGGCGGTAAGGCGTCGGTGTTTGGCGCTACTCCGGTTTCCCAGCGCGCGTCGGCCATCCAAGCCACGTCGCTGACCTCCGCGTCGTCTTACATGACGATCAATACGAACGTCGCGGCTCTCCTCCACGAGATCACCCTTACCCTCACCGGTCTGGGCGTGTGGAAGGGAAGCGCCTAACTCATGCCATCGGTCCTCCACGTCGGTTGCGGGTTTGAATCCCTTCCGGCGTGGTTGGCTGGCTGTGAGGAAGTGCGGCTCGACATAGACCCGCGCTGCGATCCCGACATTGTCGCCAGCCTTACCGATCTTGGCGAGATTGGCCCGTTCGACATGGTGTTTTCCAGCCATTGCCTGGAGCACCTGTCACCCCACGAAGTCCCCGTCGCCCTCGCGGAGTTCCACCGCGTTCTGAAGCCGGGCGGTAGCGTGGTCGCGTTCGTGCCGGATCTGGAGGGCGTCGAGCCAACCGAGGCGGTGCTGTTTAAATCTGCGGCAGGCCCGATCACAGGGATGGATCTGTTCTACGGCTTACGCAGCGCCCTGAAGGTTCAACCCTACATGGCGCACAGGACGGGCTTCGTTCGCGACACCCTGAAGGCCGCGCTGGAGGGTGCGGGATTCGCACAGTCCGAGGCTGTGCGCCTGAGTTGCTACAATCTGATGGGGGCCGCGCGCAAATGAGTGAGCCTGTCCGCGTGGCGTTCTGCGTCCCGACAGTGACCCGCCCGCACCAGGCCATGCTTGACGCGCTCGAAGCGGCCATCCCCGCCCTGGACGCGGCCGGCTTCCATCATCAGGTCGTGTGGGAAGTTGGATGCCCATACATAAGTTCGGCCCGCGCGACGATGCTTCGCAAGGCGCTCGACGCCAAGGCCGATGTGATCGTGTTTATCGACCACGACGTGAGCTTCCGCCCCGAAGACCTTGTCCGGCTGATCCAGACCGAGGGCGATGTGGTCGCCGGGCTTTACCGCTTCAAGGTGGAAGCCGAGGAGTACATGGGCGGGCTTGAGACCCTGGCGGACGGCCTGCCGATCGTTCGGGATGACGGCTGCATAAAGGCGGTGCGCGTCCCTGCCGGCTTCCTCAAGATCACGGCGATGGCCGTTCATCGGTTTATCAAGGCTTACCCTCACCTGACGTTCGGGCCGTCCTACAGCCCATCGGTGGACCTGTTCAATCACGGCGCTCACGAGGGCGCCTGGTACGGCGAGGACTACGCCTTCAGCCGCAATTGGCTGGCTCAGGGCGGCGAGATTTGGGTCGTTCCTGATCTCGACCTCACCCACCACACAGGCGCGAAGCCCTACCCCGGAAATTATTTCAACTTCCTACGTCGCCAACCGGGCGGCGATCTGGAGGGCAAATGACAACTTCGACCTGGACCGAATGGCCCCGCTGGATCGGCCACCCGGTCACTGGACAATGGCGCGTGTTCAACGCCCTGGCCGACGTGCCGGAGGAGTGGATCAAGGCGCCCGAGCCCACCCCGCTGCACCCGCTTGACCATGACGGCGACGGCAGGCCCGGAGGCTCCAAGCCCCGCGCGCGGAGGGCTAAATGACCACTTGCCGGGTTCTGACCAAGCGCAGCCTGCGGATGCTGGGCGTACTGGCGTCTGGAGAGGACGCCGACGCATCCGACGCATCCGACGCCCTGGAGGCGTTGCAGTCGATGCTCCTGTCGCTGCCCGGCATGTGGTGGACCGACGTGGAGACCGACGAGGACTACACCGCTGAGGAGAACGAGCGCATCCGGGTCAACAGCAATAGCGCGGTGACGGTCACGATCCCGGTCGTGGTCGGCTCGGAGGAGAAGGTTCTGACCTGCTGCGGTCAGACCATCCTTAAGTGCGAAGGCTATGACGACCGGGCTCCGAAAGACGGGGCGCGGGTTCAGGTGACGGACACCAACAGCAACGCGGCGCTGACCTACTATTACTGCGCCGACGTGGCGGCCTGGATGCCGGTTGAAAGCCTGACGCTTAACAGCGAGGTCCCGCTGAACGCGGACATGATCGACGGCCTTGCCGCGATGCTGGCGGTCCGTCTCGCGCCCGAGTACGGCGTGGAGCTGTCGCCGGTCGTAGTTGGGCTCGCTGGTGAGGCCCGAACGAAGATGCGGGCGCGATATGGCCGCAGGGCCAACTTCGCCGCCGATGCCGCCATGCTGGGGCCTAGCCGATGGTCAGTGTAGTCGTCGCGGGCGGCGGGGCCTCCACGGCTGAGGTGGAGCTTCCGGCCAGCGTAGGCCCCACGGGCGCCACGGGCGCAACGGGTCCGGCCAACAGCCTCTCCATCGGCACGGTCACGACCGGCGCGGCGGGTTCCTCCGCTGACGCCGAGATAACCGGGTCCGCTCCGACCCAGACGCTCAACCTGACCATCCCCACCGGGGCGACTGGAGCCACAGGCGCGACGGGAGCCACTGGAGCCACAGGCGCGACCGGAGATCCAGGCCCGCAGGGTCCGGCGGGAACGGGAGATGTGGTCGGTCCCGCCTCCGCCACCGATGGCGTGCCCGCCCTGTTCGACACCACGACCGGCAAGCTGCTCAAGAACAGCACGCCGACCGGCACGGGCAATCCGGTGCTGGCCACGTCGCCCACGCTGGTCACGCCCGCCCTCGGAACGCCAGCGTCCGGCGTGCTGACCAACTGCACCGGTCTCCCGGTTGCGGGCGGCGGCACCGGAGCGGCGACGTTCACCGATGCGGGCGTGCTGATCGGCAACGGGACTGGCGCGATACAGGTCACGTCTGCGGGGACCGCCGGCCAGGTGCTGACCTCCAACGGCGCGGGCGTCGATCCGACATTCCAGGCTGCGGGGGGGGCCACGGCCACCCAGGTCATCCTCACCTACCAGACGGCGGCCGCATCGGGCTCGACATCGTATGCGACTGCCGCATGGCGCCAAATCCCCATCAACACCGAAGTCCGCGACGACGGCGGCTTGGTGTCGATCTCGGGCGGGCAGGTGACGTTTGCGGCGGGGACGTGGGAGCTTTCGTCGATTATGGCTCTTTCACAAAACAACGTGGCGAACGCGCAAGCAATGTCGCGCCTGTACGACATAACAAACGCCGCCGCGATTGCTTACGGGCTTGTAACTTCCGTCGCCTACGACGGCACGGATGGCGAACGAGATGGCACAGTATCAGCAGTTCCCATGACCGTTGTTACATTCGCCGGCTCAACCGTGGTTGAATTGCAGGTCCAGGGCACGACTACGCTTTACAACTCGTCCGCCGGTCCGAATTTCTCCGTGGATAATATCTGGGCCTTCCTCGTGGGAAAGAAAATCTCATGATGATCCTTGTAGAGCCCGGCCCGCTTCCGCAGCGTATCGACTCCGTGTCCTACACCGACGACCCGGACACCTTCGGATCTGGCCATGGGATGCAGGTGTTCGAGGTCCCCGAGGGCGTGCCGGTCTGCGGCGGGCAGTTGTGGACCGGGACCGAGGCCGTCAACCCGCCCGCGACGTTCTCAGAGCTGAAGGCCGCCAAGCGCGCCGCGGCCGTCGCGGAATACACCGCCCGCATGGCCGTGGGCTTCCCGCTCGGGAACGGCGACACCCTGCAGGTTCGCGACTCCGACAAGGCCAACTGGCTGACGCTGAAGGACGTGTGCGACGACGCCATTGCGGCGGGGGGTGGGGGCCAACCCTGCGCCATGCCGCCGCGCACGACGAACAACGCTTACGTCACCGGCACCTACGCGGAGACCAAGGCGCTGCTGCAGAACCTCCGCTCCTGGGGCGGGGCGATGATGGCCCGGCTGTTCGTGCTCAAAGACGCGGTGGATACGGCTGCGGACCAAGCCGCGCTTGACGCCATCGACGTAACGACCGGCTGGCCGTGAGGCGCTACCTCCTGAACCTCGCCATCGCCTGGGATCAGCTTCTGAACGCCCACCTCTGGGGCCATCCCGACGAAACGATTAGTTCCCGCCTCTATCGCGCCAAGCTGGCCGGGAAGTGGTGGGGCAAGGCGGGGGTCGCCATTGTTGACGCGATATTCCGCATGATCGGCCAGACCGACCACTGCGCCAAGAGCTACGAGGGGGACGGATGCAACTAGACTTCGCCCCGTTCAGTTATGGCAGGCCTGGCTATGGGCTGTCGGAGGCCCGGCAGGTCAACATGTACATCGAGCCCGCGCCCCCGGCTGAGTTGGCGCGCACGGCCCGGCTTCCCCGCCCCGGACTGGTCGAAACCCGCCAAGTCGGCACAGGCCCGGTCAACGCCATTTACCGGGGAGCCGATGTGTTCCTGGGCGACGTGTTCCAGGTCTCGGGAACCGGCGTCTACCGCAACTCGACCCTGCTTGGCTCGGTCCCGCTCGGAACCTTCGCCTCGATAGCCGCCTCGGACGCCCAGATTGTGTTCGTTCAGGGCGGGGAGGCGTGGTGCTACAACGGAACAACCTTCGTCCAGATCGCCATCCCCGACAACAAGTCGGTCGTGGCGGTGCTGTACATCGGCGCGCGGTTCTACTTCCTGATCCTGGAAGACGACGAGTGGTACTTCAGCGACATTGACGACGCGACCACGATTGACGGGCTGGCCTTCGCCACCGCCGACAGCGCACCGGACGCCAGCGTCAACGGGGCCATCGTGGGCGATCAGATCGCCTTCATCGGCCGCCAGACGGTCGAGTTCTGGACCCAGACCGGCGATCAGGACGCCCCCCTGATCCGCTCGCTCAACAGCAAGTACGACAAGGGCTGCACGGCGGCGGCCTCGGTCGCCTCAATCGATAACCGGCTGTTCTGGGTGGGCTACGACCCGGAAACCGGAGGGGTGAAGGTCTACACGACCGGCGACGCGGCGCAGAAGGTCTCCAGCCCGAGCGTGGACGCCCTGCTGGCCAAGTGCGCGACCCCGGAGGACTGCACCGCGTTCGCCGCCTCATTCGATGGCCACGACTTCTATGTGTTGAACATTCCCGGCCTGGGGACGTGGGCCTACCAGATCGAGATCGGCGACCCGGTGTTCGCCTGGGCGCAGTGGTCATCCTGGGAGGAAGACACCTTCCGGGTCCGGTGCGGGGCGGGCGGCTACTTCGGGGACAGCCTGTCGGGCCGGGTGTTCACGTTCGACAATGACACGTTCACCGATGACGGCGACCCCATCGAGCGGGTTGTATCGGCGTCAGCCCGGCGAGACATCTGCCACTCCATCGAGTTAGAGGGCGCGGTCGGCATCGGCCCGGTTGACGGGACGATCCCCTATGTGGACCTGCGTTACAGCGACGACCGGAGCCGTTCCTGGAGCGACTGGCGCACGCGGTCGCTGGGGGCGGTGGGCGACTACGACCTGCGGGTTCGCTGGACCCGGCTGGGCCTCATAAAGAACTTCCGGGTGTTCGAGGTCCGCTCGACCGCCGATGCGCGGGTGGTGTTCTCAACGCTTCGGATGAACGAGCGATGAGCAAGCCCATCCCGAAAGAGCCGATGTCCGAAGGGATGCGGCAGTTCCTCCAGGACACCACGGAGAGCCTGGGCTTTCCCTACGAGATCAAGCTGGTCCGCGTCACCGATACCGCCGTCATCATTCGGATGAAGGGCGCTGACGGCGTGTGGCGCGACTCCTCCAACATCACCCTGAGCTAGAGGTTTCCATGCACTGGAAAGACCCGCCCCGCCTGAGGGATCAGGACGGGATCGCTACCATTGCGTTCGCCGCCCTGGCTCCGATCATCGGCGCAGTCGGCGGCGCGCTGATCAACAAGAGCGCGACCAACAAGGCGACCGACGCCGCCACGGCGGCCACGACGGCGAACAACGCCCTCCAGCGTGAGCAGTACGCCCAGAACAGCGCCACGCTTCGCCCCTACATCGACGCGGGCGTGGGCGCGACCGGCGCGCTCAACCGCCAGCTCGGGATCAGCGGCGGACAGGGTAGCGCGGGGCAAAGCGGCCAGGGCGGTCAGGATTGGGCCGCGTACCTGGAGGCCAACCCCGACGTGGCCGCCGAGTTCCAGCAGGAAATGCAGAGCGGCACGCTGGCGGGGATGGGCATCTCAACGCCCGAGCAGTTCGCCCAGTGGCACTACCAGAACTACGGCCAGGCAGAGGGCCGCCAAGCGCCCGAGACGGTGCAAGCCCAAGCCCAGCCGGCCGCGCCCGATGGCTCCAGCTACGGCCCGCAGGTGGGCCAGCGCCAGACCTTCACCCGCACCGATGCGGGGCCGACGCCGACATTCAACCGGCCGACCGATACTGCCCGGCCCGCATACACCCGCCCGACCGACGCCGGATTTAAGTTCGGCATGGACGAATATGTCCAGACGCCCGGCTTCAATTTCCAGCAGGAAAGGGGCATGGGAGCCCTCAAAAGCGACAAGACCTTCAACGGTCTTCTGCGCTCGGGCGCGGCGCTCAAGGGCGCGCTGGACTTCTCGCAGAACCTCGCGATGCGGGACTTCACCGGGGAGCGGGCCTTCGCTTACGGCCAGTTCTCCGACGACCGCAACCGTCAGGACAACATCTTCTCCCAGGACCGGGCCTATGGGACCGGGGCGTTCGAAGCGGATCGCGCCCGCCAGGACGGCAACTTCGAATCCGACCGGGGCTATGGGGCCGATATGTTCCTGGCCAATCGGTCCAGGAATGACAACATCTTCTCCCAGGACCGGGCCTACGGGACCGGGATTTACGACGCCGACCGGGGCTACGCGACCGACCGCTTCGACACCCGGACCAACAACCTCCTGAGCGTGTCGAACCAAGGCTTAAGTGGCGCAAATGCGCTCGCGGGCGTGTCCACGAACTACGTCAACGGCGTAAGCGGCAACAATAACACCCAGGCCGGGATAACCGCCAACGCGGCGTTGGCCGGGGCCGGGAGCACCAACGCCCTGATCGGGGACGCGATGTACGCCTTCGGGCGGCGCGGATCGAGCTACGGCGCCCAGCCCAATGTGCTCAGCGGGAGCGGATCGTATTACGCAGGCTATGGCGGGGCGCGCGGCTAATGGCAATCAGCATCGACTGGAACCTCCTGAAGCCCGCCAACGCGCTCTCTAACTACGCGCAGGGTCGGGACGATATGACCCGAAACGCCCTGGCCATGCGCCAGGAGGAGCGCCAGGTAGCCAGCGACCGCCGGCAGGTCGATCAGGACGCCTACCAGCGCCAGCGCGACACCCGCACCGATGCACGGGCCGATGAGCGATGGGCGATGGAAAAGCCCGCCATGCAGGCCAAGGTAGACGACGCCGAACTCCAGCGCACCTACCAAGTGCTGAAGGGCATCACCAGCCCGGAGGCGTTCGCCAGCGCCGCCCGCGACCCCTATGCGCTGAAGGTCATCCCCGACCTTGCACAGCAGCGGTTCGAGGACGTGACGGCCATGCGCGAGCGGCTGGGGGCGATGTTCTCCGAGCCCGCCGAGTACGGCTTCCAAAACACGACGGATGGCGTGGTCCGCACCGATCCTCGCACCGGCAAGGTCGAGATGGGCTATGCCGTCACGCCCCGGCCCGACGCCCCGAATTGGGAGGAGGTGACGGACGCGGATGGCTCTACCCGGTTTATCTTC